GAAGAGAAGGGGATAAAAACTATCGTCATACATATTGTCTAATAGTTCTTGTTTATCCCAAATCTTGTTATCAAATGTTTTAATTTTTGTTGCCATCGTTTATTATTAATTTTAAAATATAGTTGTAAATACTTAATTCTTTTTCGGTGCTGTTAATTGTTGTTGTTAGTTGTTCTTCTGAATATCTGCTTTGTCCGTCTATTAATTCTTTAACGTATTTATGCAAATCTCTATCCAAACCTATTACAATGCTTTGTATCTTAATTAATGCTTCTTCATTCATAGGTTTTTAATATTTTTATTTTATCAAATTTATCTTTTATTATAATATATCCAAGTGATTCATAAAGTTTAATATATCTATATACTGTTCTATTATTTACATTTAAATATCTTGCTATTGTATGCATATTTCTTGGCTTTTCTTGCAGGAATTCCATCATTTTAATACATCTATACATTTTGTGTTGATTCATCATAATTTCTCTATTTCTTCTTTAACTTGTTCCCAGTATTTCTTTTGTGTAGTAAAATAAATAAAATCTTTTGGCATATCTTTAGTTGGATTGTACCAAAAAAACATAATATTATTTAATATTTCATCTAATGCGGTTAATGCACTATTTATTGCTAAAAAATAACCATCACCATTTAAAATATAAATATCATTTAAATCTGTATTTATTTCGCAACCATACATTTTACACACTAACTCTTTTGCTTTTTCTTTTGGCGTCATTTGTCCCATTATCTTATGTTAATGTTATTTAAGTTTTCCATAGTTTCATCGTAGTTAAGAACTTGCTTTATTTGTTCTACATAATACTCGTTCCTATTCCAGTCATTAACCAATGCTTCTGCTACTTTAGTTAGTTGATTTTTTACATAAACATTTTGACTAGATTCCATTAATGAAATACAAATCTCTAGTGTTTCAATTATTTCTTGCTTTGTCATAATATATAAATTTCTCTAATTTCGTAATTATTATAATTTTTTGATTTAGCGAATAAATCCGCTTGATGCTCACTTCTAAAATATTTTTCAGAATGTTGATTTTCTTCTGTCCAAATATAAAATTGCTTTGTCATTTTAGTAAGATTTTAAATCGTTAATAATAAATTCTACAAATTTATCCCATTGATTCGCTAGTAAATTACTAGCATCAATTCCATTAAGAGTTACGTTGTAAATCTCAAATTCTTCACAACAACCTGCATATTCTAAAGTTTGACGTTCTGCTGGTTGATAATCTAATTCATACTCAAAATCAAATCCTTTGTAATGTACTGTTTCCATTTTGTTTTTGTTTTAATTGTTTTAAAATTTCTATTGCTTTTTGTCTGTTGTTTTTTTGTTCTTCAAAGATAGTTAATCTTTTTGGTAAGGGATTTTTAGAATACGCCATTTGTTATATAAAATATGTTTCTAAATTATCTGAATCTAATTCAGGTGTATTTCCAAATTCGTATTCCTTATATGCTTCATTAAATTGTAATAAAGACAAATATATCATTCCTTTACTATCATCTTTAATATAAAAACAAAGTTTATTATCTTTTTGAAAACCACTATAAATAATATTTAAATTTTTATATTTTAATTCTAATCCTGCTGGTATCATAATATTTTTGTTTGTTTGTTGAGTACAAATATAAACAACTTATTTACATAAAATACACTTTAACAAAACTTTAACAAAAAAAAAGGATAGCTAATTGCTACCCTCAAATTTTATTTTTATAATCTTTCGATATACTGCGTTTACCCTTTCTGAATTACAACCACGATTGTAGTTAAATTTCATTATTCTATTTATTCGTTGTAAGCAAGTCTGTTTATTTTTCATAAGTCTTTAATTTGTTTTGTAAATACGTATAAATATCTTTTAATTCAAAAACTTTATTTATATATAAAAATTCTGTCCATTCATTTATCTGCTTAACATTTATATTTTCCATTATGTTAAATGGAATGTAATCAATCACATAATTTCTTAATAAATATTTATCTTTCATATTGTTTTAATTTTTCTAGATAAAGGCAGAAATCCATAGCTTCCTGCTGTGCGTGATTTATCCATTCTAAACGTGTTAAATCTGTTCTGTCTAGTGTAACACCATATTTATTAATTCCTACGCTAGAACGTTCTTTAAATTGGTTAATTACTGATTCTACTATTGTATCTTTCATTTAAAATCTTTTTGAATGTAGTTTATAAAGTTCCATTGTTTTTTTTAACGCATCGTATTCTGTAAATTCAACTTCAATATCATTTTCTTTGTAAGTAAATAATTCCAACCTATTTGATATCTTAAATTTCAATACGCGATATCTATTAGCTGATTGTGTTGGTTGTATAACGTAAGCTAAATCATTACTCACGCATTTATACATCGCTTTTGTTTCTTCATCTGTTGGAATGTATTTTAATTGCTTTTGTTTAGCCATTACTGCAACCTTAAAAATTCAGTCTCACCGTACTCTTTAAACCATTCTGCATTTTCTTTATATTTATCTATTACTGCATTTATAAATACCAATTCATCCAGCGAACTTGTTTGTAATTTCTTTACGATAGTTTCAATACTATTTAAAATATTAGTTGTTGTTTCAGGGTCTGTATTGTAAACTATTTTATATTCGTTTCTTACAACGTCTTCTAAATCTTTATTTAAACTATTTATTTTGTTTTTTATTTGCTGCTTGTATTGCGTTGTAAAAAATAAACTTTCATTTGCTTCTAATAGTAATTGACTTAAAATTACTGATTTTAAATATTCCTGCTGAATTATATTGTTTTCCATTGTTTTGCTTTTGAAATTTCTAAATATGCTACTTCTTTTTCTATTCTGTTATTGTTATAAAATTGTGTTGTTGCTGGATTCTTTGTGTTTGTTTCCCATTCAGGAATAATTAAGTTTAAATTAAAACTATAAATACCTTTAGGCGTAGAATTAAAATACATTGGTGTATCTAAATGCTTTTCGCATTCTTGCTTCATAGCATCATACTTTTTCTTTTCTAGTAGTAAAGTATTGTAATGTGTTTTTCTACATTTTAATTCTAATCTATGTCCAGTTAATGGGCTGTAACAGTCCCAACGGCTCATTTGATTTTTTGACTTTACTAAATCAGGGTACACATTTTGTTTTAACCAAACAAACAAATCACTTTCTGTCCAGTTATGCATTTACATCGTATTCGTCATAAACTCTTTTTAGTTCTTGTATTTTACCTCTCCAGCAGCTACTACAATCACTTAATTGTAAACGGTGTTTAAATACATTAAAATAAATATCTGAAACTATTAACTGGTCTGCTGGTGTTAATTCGTTTTTCTTTAAAATAACTCCTAATGCATTGTAGTCAGTTTCATTTAAACATTCTGTTTTTCTGTATGGAAATATTTTGTTTAGTTTTTCTTTTCTTGCATCGCATCCGCAATCTAAACCAGTTACTTCGCTAAATACTTCTACTACTTTTTTAATTCCTGTTGCTTCTGTGATAGCTTCTATTGTATCACCTAAACCTTTTTTTCTTCTTGCCATAATTAATATATTTGGTTGTAATCATTATTTATATAGTCCTCGTATTGTTTCTGAAACTTCTGCTTTAATATTGCTTTGTGATTCTTTAAACTGTTAAAAATAGAAATCAAACTAATATTAGTTCCTTTTGCAATTTCTCGCATACTTAAATCCCTATCTCTGTAAAGTTTAAATAGTAACATATCATAATCATTCCAGTTTTTTATTTCTTCATCAATAAGTAAACATATATCATTGTATGCCTTATGTTCTTCTACATTGGAATCATCAAATAAATCCCAACAATCATCAATAGGTACTTTTGTAACCTTCATCTTTTTATTATAGAACTGAAAGAACAAAGATTTTAGAGTAAAAAATACGTAACCTTTCCGTACATTACCATTTGCATCAATTATCTTTTCTGCATTGGCGTACTTAAATAACGCTATGTATGTTTCCTGAACTATGTCTTCTGCGTAGTCATACTCACCAAACTTGTGTATAATCTCAACCCATTCTTTATGATGTTGCGCTACTTTTTCGAGCCATTTGTTGTTGTCCATATATAGGTTATTGATATTACGAAAATCACTATTTGAATAGTGTGTTCTGTTTCTTCGTTATCAATGTCATCATTATATAATGCGCCAAGCATTAAACCTTTAATCGGTGCTATAATTACATCACCATTGTATTTAGCAGTTAGTTGCATTAAAAAGTAAATTGTTACAAGTGTAAAAGTTACAAAAATCATAATTCAAATTTTATTAGTCCTGTATATTTTCTTTCTGCATCTCTTACTTTTAAATCAACCACTATATTAGTTAAATTTTCATCTTGACTTTTCAAACTTTCAATTTCGTTTTCTAATTCCTGCCAGTTGTATTTCGATTCCATATTAACTAATTTGGCTAAATATAACAACTTTTCGTTTAAGTCTTTAAAATAACTTATTAACATAGCATTATCTGAATTTAAAACTAACATTCTACTAGCTGATGTTTGTAATTGCTCTATGTGGTTTTTTATTGTTATCATCTTAAAATATATCTTTTAAAGGGTCGTAAAAATCGCCTTCAACTTGTGGCAAACCAAATTTGTTTACTTTAAAACTAAATGTTTCAAAACTTGCGTTTCTACTTCTTTTACAACTTACTGTTACTAATTCTTTATTTACTGTGTTTAACTCTAATTGTATTTGTGTTTCTGCTTTCTTTTCTAAAAAACTACCTAAATGCCCTGTGGGTTTATCAGTTCCAAAATTTGAATGTATTACTGTAACGATATGACAATTTAATTCTTTAGTCCATTTCATTAACTTTTGCACTACTGCGTTACTTTCTTCTATGTTGTTTACATCGCTACATAAATCAGCTATACCATCAATAATTACCAAACCAATGTCTTTTCCGTCTAATGTATCGTAAAGGTAAAATTCTATTACTTCTATTCGTGTATTAAAGCTATATTGTCTTAATGCTAAAGTATGGTATTTATCAGTAACAGTTCCAGTCATTTCAATAGGTCTTTTAAAAACCATTTGCGCGTGAAAATTGCCTTGTTCTGTGTCAAAATGCACTAGGTGTTTGTTTTCTCTATTGCCTTTTAAATCGCCTGTAATACCGTTTAATTGACCGTTTAAATATACCGCTGAAAGTAAACTGATAAAAAATGTTTTTTTGCTTTTAGGCGGTGCTTGAACAAAACTAAAATTTCCATAAGTTCCAACTGGAATAGGATATTCAATAATTCCATCTTTTGTTTCGTATTGCTTTGTACCAAATGAAATCGCTGGTGTAGGGTAATCTATTTTTTCTAGCGGGTTAATAATAGCTTCTTCAACTAAAACTTGCATTATTAATCTTTGTTCTTCTTTGTCTGTTTTCATTTGTTTGTTTTAAAAAAGGGTAGCTTTTACACTACCCAATTAAATTTAAAAAGGTAAACTATCATCATCAGCATTTGATGTAACTACTGCTGAAGCCCCAACTTCAGTTTTCGTAGCGTTTGTTATTTTACCATCATTCCAAACTACTTTTCCGTTTCCTAAATAAGTCTTTGGCTTTTTAGCATCACGTTCTTCTTTTGTTTGTGAATCAATTATAGAAACATTTTGCCCCCATTCGTTTGTTTCATCATTAATTGAAATTGTGCCATTGTAGTAATGCGCTCCATCTTTACCAGCTACAAATTTTTCTTTTGGTAATTTGTCTACTCTTAAACTAAAATTAATTAATGCACTCATAATATATTTATTTATTGCCTACCTTGTTTTTCTGCTGTCGGCTATTCAGTTTTATTTTTAATATCTTAAATTAACTTTGTTTCTACTTCTATAATTATAAACTTCTTCAATTAATAATCTTTGTTGTTCTACGTTTGCGCAGTCTACTAGTGCTTTTGGTTGCAGTCTAATTTTATGCATAAATTCACTATAGTCAAAATTTTTATTTTTAAATAGACCAATCATAACTCTAACTAAAATACTTCTATTATATCCATTATAGTAAGGTTTTATTAATCTTATTTTTTCAACCCATTGTTGCGCTAATTCAAAGTCTTTTCCTTTCCAAGTACCATCAACAAAAACTTCTGATTGATTATAAACTTCTTCTTTCTTTGTTGTTCTAATATCTTTTACCATAGCAGTAAAACTTTGGTTAGCACATAAACTTACACAATCTGTAAAACCAAAATCTTGATTTTTTTCTACAAAATTTTGTAATTTAATATATGATTCTAAACCCATAGCAGCATAACCATCCATAAAATCTTTTTTAGTCCAATTCTTTTGATTTAAATTTAAAGTATGAACTTGTGAAAGTGAATAACCGTTTATAATAATATAATATATAAAAGAATTACTTTCTTTAGATGCTATTAAACGATGTTGTCCATCTATAACTTCCATTTTTTCATTAACTAAAATTGGATTGCATAACATTCCATTTTCAATAATTGATAATTTTAATCTTTTAATATGTTGTGGATTTGGAACTCTATTCCCACCAATTTCTTTAAAAATTGATAAATCATTTGTTTTGTAAACTTTGTTTACTTCTGTTGCACTTGAGCCATTTGTCATTGGTGCTGTTTTAATTTGAAACATAATAATTGTTTTTAAAATTTGCTTACTCTATATAGTTTTCAGCTTCCCTATTTTACTTTTAACAATTCGTCTTTTACTACTTTAGTCATTTTGTATTTACTTTCAATAGTTGCAATATTACCACCATTTTTTAAATATTCAATAGCTTTATTAAATTCAGGCGTGTTTTTATTTAACCATTTTAAATCATTTACTGGTTCTTTATCGTGCTTATTTGTTGCATCAGGGTCTTGTGTGTCATCAATTAACAATAAATTACCTAAAGCATATTTTTTACCATAAGAACTAGCTGAACCAAATTGTTGTGGTACTTGCATTCCTTTCTGTTGTAAATCTACTCCTACTATTGCAGTTGCTGAAATTTCATTAACTCCGTTATTATCTAAAATTGTAGCTTTTGAAAGTAATATTGGATTTTCAAAACTAATTAATTCTTCTGTAATGATAAAACTAACTTGATACTTTTCGTTAAATGGTTTTAATGCTTCTAATATGTCTTCAGCACTACGGAAATTGTATTTGCCAAAACTATTAAATTTTGATTTGTTTGCTTTAAATTCTTTTTGAATTAAAGATAGTTTCTGATTAAGGTTTAATTCTGCTGGGAAACTAATAATTGTTTTGCTCATCTTATTGTTGTTTTAATTTGTAAAGTTCTGATTTTATTAAATTCTTATATTCTAAAGTGCATTCAGCATCCGCTAATTCAAAGCAGTAAGTTTCTAATGTGTTTGCTAATGTTTGCAATTCGCAAATCTTACTTTGCATTGTTTCAGTTCTAAATCTGTAGTAATCTATTAAATCTTTCATTTTAATTTGTTTTAAATGTTTGGTTATAATATTCTATTCCTATTCTATTTTCATCTTCACAAGCTACATCAAAGGCATCTATAATTTGTTGCTTTTCTAATTCTAAAAATTTATAATAATCGTTTATAAACTTTCTGCCATCTAATGAATGTAAATTGAATAAATTAGGATGCTCAATTTCTAACTGGCTAAATAATTCTTGTACTGCTGTTTTCATCTTATAAATTGCTTAATGTTAATACTCCAGCTAAAAAAGCTACCCATAATAAAAATGCCAATACACTGTTTTTTAATGTTTTCATAATAAATGTTTTAATTGTTATTTCTTCAGCAAATATATAAATGTTATTTACATCAAAATATATTTTAACATAACTTTAACAGATAAAAAAAGCTACCTTTTACAGTAGCTCTTTCCAAACAAATTAAAAAACATTCAAAGAAACAGATTTTATATATAGGTTACCTTTTGGGTATAGTAGTTTATTAAGTCAATCAAATCTACATCAGCAAATTTAACAGTTTGTTTTGATTTTAAATACATTTCTTCAGATAACTTATTACCAAGATATAAACTAAATTTAAACTGCTCACCGCTTCGTGCTATGTTGCATCCATAACATTGTACACCTACGTTATTTTCATCCCACCTAGTTGAATAATTACTTCTACTCATAAAATGTCCGCATTGTAATTTTTGCCAATGGTCTTTCTTTCCACAGGTAACACATTCAGCAATATCATTAATAGCATCTTTACGCCTGATATAAATACTAAAGATAGTATCTAGGTTTTTTACTAGTGTTTTCCTGCTCTGTTTCTTCATTTGTCAAATATAAAAATACTTTATAAACATCGCTGTAAATAACTTTATTTTAAAACAGTAAGACTTTTATTTTTAATCTTATAACTTTGCAAAGTGATTGTAAAAAAAACAGAATATAAAACTAAAAAAATATTCTAAAAATAAAACAAAAAAAACAATCAAAATAAGTGTTAAAAAACAAAGTGTGTAACTAGGTTAGCTATGCTCTATCAAATTTAAATATTCTTTGGGCACAAAATTAATTCCTTTTACTTTCCAAAACCCTATTGTAAATTCTGATTTAACAGGTTTTAAATTTTGACTAATATTTATTAAACTATTCTCATAGTGTCTTACTTCTATAAAATTTGTCTGTGTTGCACCTTTTACATTTGATATTCTCATAGTAAAGGAAATTTAAGATAATTTTTATAGTATTTATAAGATAAATAAATAGCTAAAATTATAAGTAGCCATAACCACCATAATTGAAGAATAAAAGTACTCCAATTAAATTGTTCTTTATAAACTATCTTTGTGTTTTCAACTTTATTTACTTCTATCTCGTTTTTGAGTGAATCTACAACGATTTTAGACACTATCTTTTCATTTACTACAATAGTATTATCTTTTCTTTTTTTGTGGCTTAAACGAGCATTTTTGTACTTTGTTACTTTACCCTCGTTATTAATTATCTCTATTGGTTTTGTACTATCTACTGCTTCAATAATTATTTCTTCTGTTGCTACATCGAATTTAATTGAAGTGCTATCTTTAGAAATATAATCTGTTTTAATTACTTGCGTAATAGTTGAAATACTATCTGTTTTCTTTTCTTCTTTGTTTATGTGTTTAGAACCGCAGGAAAATAAAAATAAAAGTATTAGTAGATATTTCATATTGTAAAGTAAATTTTAGCTTCTATTGTTCTTCTTTTAGTTAGTCCGTTTAATACTTTACCACCCGCTTTATTCCATTTTAAAAATTCATTTGTTATGGTTATATCTTGTGGATTTACGTTTACTTTTTTAAGAAGCGTACTTCTACCTAATGCAGTAACACCTAAATTAAAAGCAAATGAAACTAATGCGTTAAATTGATTTTGTGTCAGTTTTGATTTTACTAATTTATCTACATCAGCAGCAAACTTATCAGCAGTTTCTTTTAGCATCCATTTAGCAGTTAATAGACTAATAGGATTGTCATTCATAGTTACTTTTTTACCACTAGGGTAAAATGTGTTTCCGTAACCTATTGTCGGAACTTTAGCTGAACACAAATAAGGAACTAAACTTAAACCTTCAAAACCTTGAATTAACTTATAACCGTTTTCGTCTAGTTTCATTGTTTTGACTTTTTATGATTGTCAAAATCTGTTTTTAGCTTTGAATATAACCCTTTCAAACTTTCGTAATCTTTAGCTAGTTCGTTGTATTTGTCTGTTAATTGTCTATGTAACTTTTCCCAGTTTTGCGACTTTTCAACTTCTTTGGCGTAACTCATTTGAATATTGTTAAAGTCAGTTTGTAGAGTAAGATTGTGTTTTTTAATTTCAGTTACTTCCTGCATAACTTCATCCATTCTATTTTTATAAACAGTTAGAAAGTCGTCATACATAACTTTCATAGTAGATACTGCATCTTGTCGTTGTTTAGCACGACCACCAAAAAACCACATAACAGGCGCACTTAATGTAGCTAAAATAGTTTGCCAATACTCATAAAGAAAATTTACCATAACAAATAAGAAAGTATTACTCCAATTACTAAAAAAAACTCGCCAACCCACAAATCCTTATCGCTTTCAAATTTTTCTAATTCGCCAATAATTCTGCCGCTTTGTTGGAATGATTCAAAAGAAAATAAGAAAATGAAACCTATAAAACTAGGAACAAAGATTTTAAACGCTATTTCAGTAGCAATATATGTATCAGTAATTGATTCGCGAATTGCAAAATACAATATACAACCCGCAATAAAAGCTATTGGAGCGTGTAAATGCCATCGGTTTAGTATTATCATATCTAAACTCTTTATATCTCTTAAAATCGATTTTAATATCTTTTTCATCACGAATTGAGCAAAGTTAATAGTTCGCTTTTTTCCTCATCGCTCATCACTTGAACTTGTTTAGTAACTAAATCGATAATAACATCGTTAAGTGTTAAACTTGGCGCAATTACTTCTTGCTCAACTTCTATTTCAAACTCTATTGTTTCGTATGAAAGTCCTTGTGGAATATCATTTAAGTTTAAAGTTTCAATAGTTTGGTTTCCTAGTGTGTATCTATATTTTATCATCTTGCAGTTGTGAATGTTTGTTTTAAAGAAAAGTAATCACCGTAGATATTAATTGAAGTCAATCCAGTTGTTTTTTGAATACCATTTAAAAAGTACATTGCTGTTGTTGTAGCTGGAATATTACTAGCGTTTGTTGCTACTAAAGTATCATTTATGTAAAATCCTACTGATGTTGCGTTAGCGTTTATTTCTATTCTTAATTTTGTCCACGCGCTAGCAGTTACCGCAACAGTTGAATCAGTTGATGTTCTTGTACCTCCATTTCCTGTTACACATTTCCAATTTGGTGAAGCACCAATACCACCACTTGCAAAAACTCCTCCCTCGTCATAAATAAAACTAATTAAATTGTTGCTTGTTGTTATGCTTGAACCGGTATAAAGTCCAAACACATTTACAAATCTATTTGCCAAAGTTGATAGCGTTTCTATATTTATCAAAACCTCGTAAGAAATAGCACCATTTCCAACAAAAAATGTAGGTGTATTTCCCGAACCTAATCTATAACTCGCGCCTCCAGTAATCAAAGTTCCAGTAGCAAGTTGTATAACTCCTTGTTGATTTGTTCGATTCGGATAAACGCCTGTAATTCTAGCAGCAGAACCAGTACCAACTGCCGACATTGTAACTCCAGTTGATGTTGAAATTCCAGCATTATCATTAGTTCCTAAAAAATCATCAAAAAAATCAATTCCTTTGGTTCTATTAGAATCTACAATTAAATCAATTATGTTTTTATTTTCCCAAATATCAGTCGCAGAAGTGTAAGCTAATAATTGATTGTTTGTTTCGCTAGTTATCTTAACGTTATGCAATTCGTTTAACTCATAACCATTGTCTACCTTAACAAATATTGAACCTTGCGTAGCGTGTGCGCTTACTACATAACCGATAATAACTAAATGATTTGGTGCAGTTGGTTTTACTTTTGTAATTCTACCTGCAACCGTTGGAGATAAATATAAAATATCACCATCTGCCCACGTTTCACTTTGTAAAGAACCCGTTGTGTTTACGTTTCTTATAAGTCCGCTTGTAGTAATAAAACCCTCTTGATTGTTGTTTATTGTTTCTGTGACAAGCCCGATTGTTTCAGCCGATAAAGCATCTGTTGTGGCTTGTGCTAAATCAACTTTCAATCTTTGACCTTGTGCGCCAGTAACTCTTACCGCTTGGTAATTGGCTTCTAATAGATTTACGTTAGTTGCGGTTTTGTTTACTACTCGAATAACATTTTCTTGACCTATTTGCAAAGTAACATTTGCGCCTTTTAGTTTTAAATCAATCGTTCCATCGGTATCGTTCCAAACCATTGAACCCGCACCCGTTGGAATATTTGTCGGAGTTGTGTCAAACTCTATGTTTCCAGTAAGTAAACCAAACTCTCCTAAATCTACATCTTGTGTAGCTCCAGTATAAGGAACTCCTGCGGCTGGAATATC